ACTAGACCCCCGTTTAAACAAGGTGTTTGAACGGTCAACGGGTCGCATGGTAAACTTCAACCAATAACATCTACGAAAGGACTGGAAAACTTATGTGTGGAATTGCAGGCTTTTGCCTTAACCCTAAAGAACATCAACGCGCCAGCGTTGCTGACCTTGCAGGTCAGATGCTGCTGGACATTGAACACCGTGGACAACATGCCACGGGCAGCGCATGGATTAACCCTGCCAACGGCAACCGTGTAATCTTAAAGGCTGCCATCCCAGCGACCAAGTTCGTGCAATACAACAAAGACCTATGCCGAAATGCACAGACTGCAATTCTGCATACCCGCTGGGCTACCCAAGGCGACCCGAAAGATAACAACAACAACCATCCAATTCCCCGTGGCAACATTGTGTTAACTCACAACGGACACATCAGCAACGACAGGGAGTTGTTTAAACAGTTGAAGGTTGCACGCAACGGCAAGGTTGACTCAGAAGCCGTGGCTGCATTGCTGGGATTATCTGCCCAGCATCCAACCGAATTGCTGCCCACTATCCAAGGCACAGCAGCGCTGGCATGGATTGAACAAGGCGCATCTAATCTGCTGCACCTTGCACGGGTTAACTCATCCCCATTGTGGATTGGTCAGACCAAGCGTGGCTCATTGGTTTACGGTTCAACCTTAGACACCGTGGAAAATGCAGCCACCATGCTAGACACACGCCTTGACTGGACATACGAAGCCAACGAAGGCGAGTATTTTAAAGTCAAAGACGGCAAGATTGTAGAGTGGCAGGCGTTTAAACCATACCGCAGCGCTTTCACCTACGACTGGCGCAACATGGCGTTTGATGATGATGATGAGTGGAACGACATCACCGAACACAGCATGCTGAACTACTAAACAGCGATACCAAGATAGCCCCGTCAGAAATGGCGGGGTTATTTTTTTGTGGAAAAGTTGTGGATAATTAAAGTGTTTAAACAGATGTCCTATTTGCCCCGCTTTTGTTTTGCTTTAGCAAAACAAAAGTGAGTTTATCACATGGTGCAAGCCAAGTGTTTAAACGCGTGTCGTACAAATCCGGTGGCGGTTCCGGTGGTGGTGGCATGGTAAATGTTTAAACAAAGATAACAAAATTGTTATGAATTATTTTTAAAATGTGCTTGACTACGCATGAATAGGGCATGAGATGATAGGTCTTGTGTTGGTGAGAGATGCAGGTCTAACCAGCGTAATCACCAACACACCTAACAGAAAGGCTGGACAAATGGCACAGTACAGAGTGCAAAGAAAGGCAACCGTTTGGGCTGAAACAAGCAAGATGATTGAAGCATCAAGCGAAGCCGAAGCAATTAAAAAAGCAGAAGCCATGTTTGAAAGTGGCGATTATGATGAAGTGCATGAGTCATGGGATTGGGACAAATCCTATTGGACACAAGTACAGGAAGCGAGCGCCTAATGTACACAGACGAACAAGTGGAAGCCATGTGGAAACAGGGCGACAACAAGAAACCCTATCTGCTTGTGCTTTACAACAAGGCAACAAAGAAAGAGTGGGAACCACAGACTTTCTATGCAGAAAGTTTGAAGCAAGCAAAGGCGCTAGCCATTGAGTGGCAAGTGCGTTTTTGTGGGCAACAGATGCGGGTTCAATCAGTACAGGCAGCGGGTGTTTAAACATGGCTGCCATCAAAGTTAAAAAACATCTACACATTGACCGAGTGTGGACAAAGGACATCACTTTCACATACCAAGGGGATGAATACTATGTCCATCTCCTATGGGATGAGCGTGAAGGGTACAAGTTATGGTGGTTTAAAGACGAGAACCATGCCGAGTACAACCTTGAACCTGAGTGGGTTCCAACATACAAGTTAGATGAAGGTGATGATGGGAAATACAATCTCGCAATCCAACTGGATGCCTTGTGTGTAGATAAAGGCGAAGGTCGGAGAGTGGAACACATACAGGACATGCTAGATGAGCATGACCGTTTAAACGCTATGGAACTGGAGTAGTTATGACCGTGCAAGTGTTTGAAAATGGCGTACTAATTTGGTACGACACCGCAAGAAAACTAGATGGAGTACTAAGTAAGGTAAGCAACCTTGCATACTTTCATCCACAAGATAATGCAATCACTACGGTTGCAGCCGAAGCGCAAGCAATACGGACAGAAATCAACTCAGCCATTGAAAGCAAATGGTCAAAGATGACTACGAAAGGAAGTGTTTAAACATGGCTAATCATCCAGCAACCAAGGGTGTTGTCCTTTATCCTGACGGAACATACGCACGCAGGGTATTTGACTCACTAGAAAAAATGCAGGAAAGTGTGGGCGGACTTATTGAAATCATGCGTTTGCCTAACGCAACTGCATACATAAATGAAGAAGGTAAACTGCACGACCTTGACTTCAACAACAACGCAACCTTGTTGTGCCTATTGGCTGGCAACATCACCTATTGGGACAACATCAAAGGCAACATGATTATTGTTGGCACAGATGATGGTGAAGGATACGACACCGACATCAGCCAGCATTGGCTTGAAACAGTAGAAAACTTTTGGACAGCAAGAGAACTACATGAGTGGGAGAAGGCAGCATGAAACAAGAAAAGCCGTATCAGTATCAACCGCAACTCAAAGAAACACAGAAGCCAAGCCGACAAATGAGAAAGCGTAAGTTTAAACGCAGCAACCTGACTACCCGTGGAGTTAAAACGGTGGCAGCAACAGCGTTTGTATTGGGCTTACTCGTTGGCTACCAAGCAGCACCAAGTAAAGCCATCTCATCAGCCAACCCACCGCAGCCAACGGTGGGATTGGTTGCTTATCACACTAACGATTACCAACTACATGCCATCAATCTACTTATGCAACGCAATCAAGTAGAACAATGGTCGTGTTTGTGGGCGTTGTGGACTGCCGAAAGTAATTGGCGCAGCGCAGCACATAACAAATCAAGTGGCGCATACGGCATAGCACAATTCATGCCAGCCACATGGAAAAATGTCGGATACGAAAAGACATCTGACGGATTTATCCAAGTCCAAGCAGGGCTTGCTTACATTGACCACCGCTACGCAGGTTCCCCGTGCAAAGCATACGCACACTACCTTGCCAAGCGGTGGTACTAATGTCGTTTAAACCACAACATCACAGAGTCCTATCAAAAAAAGAACTGGCAGACCTTACATACTATTACCTTTCGTATAACTCAACTGAGTTTGCGAAGGGTAATTGTGTAGGTATAGATACTGAATTGTTTTATCCCGAAAACCACGAACTTACGGCAGACCAGCGAGTGCTGTTTAAACGGATGTGTGGCGATTGTCCGGTCAAAGCCTTATGTTTGGAGTGGGCATTGTGCCATGAACGAGAAGGGATTTGGGCAGGCACTAGCCCTTACGATAGAAGGCGGATACGACACGCTCAAAGGATTGGAGTTGCTGACCCATCACTTGCAAGCAAGCATCTAATCTGATAAGTTTTACCCTGAACAACACCCAATGGTTCCAGTCCCAGCGGGTGTTGTTTCTTTTATAGCCCTAGTTTTTTAGCAAGCATAAATACTTCATCACTTAAATCATCAAGAGTTCCATCATTATAGATAACATGTTTAAACACATACCTATCCATTGCATGCTCTGATGTGTGATGATTAACTGGTGCGTGGTTATGACGATTGATACGCCATACATCACCATTACGATTTAAGATTTCCTCTGCTTCATTTTCAAAGCGATCATCAGGGATGACCCAACGCTGGTTGGGTTCAGCATCTATCTGTTTAAACGCAACATCTGTCCATACATTACTGCCCAGTAGCGAGCGCCCAACTTCTGTACCAAATACTTGTAATAGTCTGCGTACTTCTGTGTTTCCCTTGGCTACATCCCAACCATAATCCTCAACTAAATCTGCCACACGGATACCGTCATCAAGCATAGGGTTAAGACGAACCACACCTTCACGGATTGCATCAGCAAATGCTATGCGTTTGAACCCATAGTTTAAACACAATAGTTCTGCAACTGTATCTTTACCTGATTGGGCATAGCCCGATAGTCCGATAATCAAAACTCAACACCTACCCATACAAAGAATAAATCTAAATCAATGTGGTATCTATCAATACAAAAGCCAAGCGCAAATCGCCTGTATGAAAAACCAAAACTTAACCATAACTTACCAACTTTTATTTCCTTACTCATACCATCTCACTTTCGGATAGACTGTTATCTGAATAAAAAAGAAAAGAAAATCTAAATGCAAAGCACGGGCAAGTACTAAAGCATCATTGGTATCCTCTATCATCTCAACAACTGGGTAGTAATCAAAGCCTAAACCAAAGGCATACCACCTGTTTAAACCAACATTGACGGATGTTCTCCCAAAGTCTTTCACTTTCTTTTCTCCGCCCTGATAGCAAGTTTTGCTGGGCTGTACCCACCAACTGTCTTGCCTGTTTTCTTTTGAACCTTAGGATTTTTTTTCCAAGCCTTACCGTTCTTACGGTCATTGTTTCTACCTGTACTTTTAACTACTGGCTTGCCCATGTCTTATTCCGTTTCTGCTCTTGCCTGAGCATTAGACTTAACAACTCTCCTACGGTTTGTCCAAATCGGTGGCTCTCCACCCAGTCTATCTTGAAGTTTCTTGATAGCCCTATGAACTCTCTTGCGTAATGCTTCCTCACTCATCTCATACACAACGGCTAACACATCAAAGTCCATGCCACCATTGGCGTATCGTTGCCGGAGAAGGTTCTTGTCTTGCTCGTTTAAACCATGTAATCCATTGGCTACATCAGATAGCAAAGCCATGCGGTTATTACCTTCGCTTGGTTTGCCACTCTTACTTACGAACTCGCTACTCAAATCAGGCGCATCTAGCCAGCCTTCGTAATCCCATACATCTCGTAGTAATTCATGCAGGATAGCGGGGGTATAGTAAAAGAAATCATTGGTAGATACACGGGACTTATAGGCACGCTCTTTCGTCACGAACTTCTGCGCTTCATTAGCAAAGGTGCGGCGTAGTTTAAACGGCAAGGACTCTTGCTCGTTCCACTCATCAATCTTGTGCCAATGCTCTAATGACCACAGGATTAGATGCTGAAAAATGTCGTCAATAGAAACAGCGTTCTTGTTTATCTTGGCTGAGTACCGAGATGCAGTCCTCGCTAGTTTGTAAACGGTATCCCAAAGCGGGGACTTCTCAACATCCTTTAACTCCACTCTTACTCCTTTATGACTACATCTAACCAGTAGCGTTTAAACATCATAGCATTAACTCGCACCACAAGGTCACGCTCATTGGTATCGTGGCGAACATTAAACTCAGGCATCAACCCAGCCAGTTCTTTGACTGGTATCAGTAAAGTTCCATCAGTAAATCTAAAACAAATACGGTGAAAGGTATCGGGGTTATCTAAATACGGTGGGCTAATCAACATCTGCTGCAACTTATTAAACGGAAAGATTGCTGGGATACTGCTATCTATGGACAGCCACTTAATCTCTATGTCGCCTAAGTAGTTCTCTCTACCGTTATCGTGCAACCAAGTTAAATGAAAGTCGGTGAAATAAAACCTAGGCGTAGGGTAGAAACGCCAGTTCGGATAGAGCCTAGATAAAGCGTGAACGGCAGCAGTTTCCCGTCTGCCGTCACCGCCCACCTGACGGATAGGTTCCAAAAACTCAGGCATAATGCTTGTTGTTTACTATGAATTGACCCTTGTGTAGATACACAGGAGTAGGAAATACTTGACGGTCTTTGATTGTTAACAAACCAAATCCTTGCTGCCAGTTGGCAGACCCACCCACATAGTGGGCAGCGTTTAAACGCATCATGTTTCCCACCTCAAATCCATACAACTGTTCCGTCACTCTCCCATTTACTGATGTTGTAAACGCTTGCAAACCCAAACGGTGCGTGTGTCCACAGACGACACTCTTGCCAAAGCGTTTTGCCAAATTCATTGCGGTTCCGCCTGCGATACGACTCATAGCACCTTCGTCACCATGAGCAAGCAACCAGTTCGGTGCTAGTTCTACGGGCTTGCGGTGCAATGTAATGTTTAAACGGTCAAGGTCAAGCATTTCCTCTAGCGTTAAACTACTAAGGCTGCGTAGTGCGGGCGCATACTGCGACACATACTTCTCAACTCTTATGTCGTGGTTGCCAGTTTTAAAATGAATAGGTCTGCGACCCATGATGTGGCGTAAGTCAGCAAGTAAATCTGTTGCTTCATTAACGGAAGTTTTTAATCATGTGTTTAAACTCCTGCTCGTTTTCGTAGCCCGTCTGCGCCCTCGTTTAAGAACACATCATTAACATCACACCCCTCAGGCATGAATACGGGAAATACATTGTCTAGTTCACGGGATAAGTTCTTTGCCATCTCACGACCAGCATTGTCGCCATCACAAAATAACAAAATCTTTGACCAATCTGCTAGCACTCTGCCATAAAATGGTTTCCAGTTATTAGCACCCGGAAGTCCGACAGCACTAAAGCCTGCTTGTGTAGCAATGATTGTGTCTATCTCACCTTCACATACAACAAGCAACTCACTCTCTTGGAATAGAGCAGCAATGTTATAGATGTGTGTACTTGCCCCCGGTCTTGATAGATACTTCGGTCCGTCACCGTTTAAACTACGGAAGCGGATGTCCACAACTCCTGTTGGAGTTAGATAAGGAATTGATAACTTTTCTCTGTATGGTTCGTGACCAATCTCAGGCTCGCTTACGAAGCCTAGGCGGAACATACGCGCCGTCTGTTCGGTGATACCTCTCTGACTCAGGTAAGGCATCACTTGTTCTAGGTTTTCCGCGTACTTCTGACTCGCTAATTCCAGTAATTCTCTCTGCGATTTTGATAGCCTCACGAAATCCAACTCCTTCTTTTTTCATTATGATTGAATACACATCCCCAGCCATCTCGCAGCCGAAGCATCTGAACCCACCATTGTCTATGTTTAAACGCGCTGACTTAACTCTATCACCATGGAAGGCGCAACGCACGGTAATCCACCCATGTCGGACAGGTATTTCAAACCCGTAATGTTCCAGTACAGTAACAATGTCGTGCTTCTTCATAAACCAATCAGCCAGTTCTATTTCAAAGGCTGCACCCCTACGCTTGTTCGCTTGGTTGTTCATTTTCCTTTGCCTTTCTTGCTTCGGCTTCGTAAACGGAACCCCAATACAATTTGTAATAGTTCTCATCCAAACTAAAACGCTTCATGTGTTTAACGCGAGCGCCAGTATGGGTATGAACAGGAACACCTGCCTTCTTTAAGTATCTAAAGAACACAATGTCCTCACTTACAAACTGATTGTTTAAACCTTCCTTCTCTGCAAACAAAGAATAATCAGGGCAGACTTCACGCAGTTTAGGAACAACGCTCTTGTGCATTAAGGCTAAACCCATACCTGCACAGTCAACCTTGATGATTTGATTTTCAGGCAATGGGTGTATGTAGTTAATAGTAAACTCATTATCTGTTTCATTAAAGATACATGGCATAGGCATCATCAATGCCTGTTCATTTTCTTTAGAGATAAAGTAAACACCAGTAACAACTGGTCGTGTTAACTTATCTGCTGTATCCCATAACTTTTTTAATACATCTTGGGTAAGCACAATGTCTGAGTCAACCCACAATAACCAATCAGTCTTTACCGAGTCAGCCCATAGGTCAAATAAACTTTGTCGTTGCCTACCAATCTGATTGCCTTGAACACGGATAGCATTATGTATCTGTATGTTCTTTGGGTCTTGTCCCATAATAATTGTGTACACAAGTCCTTCGGTAAACTTACCGTCAGACATGCCATTATCGCACCAACCAATAGATAGTGTTTCATTTTTACTATGCATCTTTTTCCTTTATCCCGATAATGACTTCATCAAAGTCGTACATCTCTGATTTAATTTTCATGTCGTCTAGTATGGTCATAGCATTTTCAGCCATGGCTTTCCAAATACCCGACATAGTATGTAATCCAACGGCTATCTCCATCTTGCAATCGTCACCATGGTCATCCATTACTGCATCCCTTAGGTGTTCTGCTAACTGGTCAACATAATCTGCATACTGAATAGACTCAAACCAAATCTTTTGTGGGTCGTAAATCCTACGAGTTGCATCATCTAAGTTCTCAGCAATCATTGGCAGTTGTTCTACTATCTTGTTACGCATCTCATCTGAGATAGGTGCGTTATCAATCATCTGCCTTAACAACTCTTGTGAAACTTTTATCTTAGGCGCAAACTTATCGTTTAAACTTTCCTCACTCATAGAAGTTGTGGCTGTCCAATCTGTACTTGATGCTGTTGAAGGTCTGAAATCTGCATACTTGCTGGGTCATAGGACAACCAAATAGGTGTGCCACCCGTAGCATCAGCAGGACCATAACGATTTTTAACTGCACATACACCCATTACACCCTGTTGGCTGTGTACTGTAAGTATTAAACTCGGAGTCTGAGCGACCTTTCCATGTAGTGCATGGCGTGGTGGACAAGGATTACCTTGGACACCTTCGCTGGTGTGGTGGCAAACAACAACGGCAGCGCCAGTTTCCCTAGCCCACCATTTAAGTTCACGCATCAATGTACGCAAACCGCCCCACTCATCTTGACCTTCAAGCGTTACATCAACGGCGTTATCAAGCACGATTAAACGAACATCATCACCAAGTCTTTCACGGGCAGCAAGAACAGAGTCCTCAATGTCTTTAAGACTTGGTGCGCTATCAAACTCCCACATCACATGGTCAGCAGGTTTTAACATCTGTGCTGCCCAATCCCTATCATGTTCCATCAAAGGTTCAACTTCACCTTGTGGTTTACCCGTAAGCATTGCAAGCATACGAAGGGACATTGTGTGTGAGTGCGTGTCCGCCGAGATGTACAGGGTAGGTACTTGTGCTTGCACGGCTAACGATAAAGCCAAAGTACTTTTACCTGCCCCCGGCGGACCAGCAATCATTGATACTTCGCCGTGTCTAAACATTATCTGTTGTGATGCTAAAGATTGCCAAACGGTTGGGATGGTTGCCCCACCTTGTGAAGCAGTCTTTATGGCACGGCTAAGTAATCTCATTGTTACGCAGCGACCTTCTTATTGCATGCACTTTCGCGGGCGTTAGGGCATGCATAGAACGCCTTGTATGGTTTACCAGCCTTGCTGATACCTGCTGCTACAAATCGCATTGGCAATCCGTGGTCGCAAACAGGTGAGCCTGCTGGGGCTGGTGCTTGTGCTGCTGCACCTTGTGTACCAGCGCCCCATTGATTTCCAATAGGTTGTGCTGGTGCTACTGGTACTGGATTTAATCCAGCATTTTGTAGTGTTTGAATTGCTTGTGCAGCAGGGTTGCTGCTGAGTTTATGCAACTCATCAATCGTTTCCTCTAGTTGCAAGATGCGTTGCATACGCACTTCCAACCCATCAAGGATTGTGTCTAACTGTTGCTCATCCCATGCTCTGAGATTGAGTAGTGAGCCTTTTGGTGTCTTTAGGTTCACTTGGTATGGTGCTTCATTACTCATCACTTGCTTCTCCTTCTGTTATTTCGGGGTATTTGTGTGAGTCCTTGCCGTTAACAACATAGCATGCAGCGTTTACACCGCATGTCCCGCACATAAATCCGGGTGCTGGGATGTAGATGTCGTTCATTACTGCCTTCTCAAAGTTTTTAACCCATGAGCCTAGGCGTGCTTCTGTGAAATTATCTAGGTTTACCGTGTCCGTCAGTTCACCTGTGCGGGACATCCAGTAAGCACCACCAACAGGGCGAACACCAAATGTTTTTTCTACCATGATTGCGTAGATACCCATTTGAGTTTTGCTTGCTGGTTCTCTGCTTCCTGTCTTGATGTCCACAACAATTAGTTCCCCGTTGGGAGTAACAAACAAGCGGTCAAGGACTGCCTTAACTGGCACTCCATTAACATCTTGGTTCATCTCAACTTCAATGGCAGGGCGACCATCAGGTAGTTTAAACAGTTGGTAGCCTGAGTCATTGCGGAACTGTACCCAGCGGTCAACCATTTTAGGTCCTTCGGTTAACCACCAAGTTGCATCCTCACCATTTGGATACGCTTTGCTAGAGCGACCACCAGCACGGAACGGCATGCCGTTGTCGCTTCTTTCATAGTTGCGTTTCCATGCTTCGTTAAAAGCAATGGTGGAATTAAAGTTCTCTGTGCCTGTAACATCAAACACTTCTGTTGCTTCATGCACAGACGAACCACCTACTAACCAGTAGGATGGGTTCTCAGGAACTTTTTGTATTCGGGATAGATAGAATTGCCACCCGCAGTTTAGCCAAGTTGAAATACCACTATGGCTAACATAGGATTTACCCGTCTTAATTTCTAGGGTCAATTATCCAGTCCTTTCTATGTGTAGTTGATTTCCCCGCTAGGATACAGGTGCAATCTCTCCCCTATTCCAACGACACGCCGTGTCTAAACAAGCAAAATTACATAAATGTAATTAGACTGCTGTTCGTGCAGCGTAAGGATAAGTGTGACTGAGCCAACGCCAGTTGGCGAGTGGAAGCCTGACTATGGTAAATCCTTCGGCGACTTGCGTGGCGAGCCAAGCCATAGTTGTATCTGTGGTTGTGAAGTATTAAATGTTAAATGCATTTTTATAGATTACGAAATAGCATTATGGTTTACTGATGCTGAGTGTGCTGATTGTGGCACAAAATTAACAGCCCCTACTCCCGCCGATAAGGAACCAACAAGTGGCGATTTATGAATTTAAATGTGAACAATGTGGCATCCAATACGAAACAGAAATCTCCATACATAACGACATCAGCGCACCCAACTGTTGCGGGCAGCAGATGAGTAGGGTATGGTCAGTCCCGTCAGTTAAGTTTAACGCTAGCGGTTTTTACTCAACTGATAATCGGACAAGTTAATAAAACAAAAAAAGCCCCGCAATCACCGCGTACATAGGGGAAGTGTACGAAGTGAAAGCGGGGCTTTCTTGTGTTTAAACGATTAAATTATTCAGCGCCTCTGCCGTAGGCTGGGTCTGATGAGTCAAGTGCTTTAAGTAGTGGACCTGCTGCACCTGTTAGTGCTGCTAGTGCCAATGTCTTTAGATTAGTTTCTCCTGCTAGATACAGGGCGAGAGCAGCAGCAACCGCTGCACGCACATAACTGCCTAGTACTGCTACTAACTTTTGGTTCATTTGATACCACTTTCTTTTGGGGGACAACCGCAAGGGCTGCCTTTATTTGATTTACTAACTTAGGTGCTGCCATCACTTGCGGTCACCTTCTTTTGCTCTTGCCTTTGACCAAATCTTTTTGTTAAAGATTAGGTATTTCACACGACTGTCTTTCTTTAGTTCTTGAAAAATAATTGCACAATCAATTCCCTTATCAGGGTCATGTGTTAAGTCAACTGCATAACCAGTATTGTGGTCAGAGTCAGGACTTTGCTTTATGTGTGCAGCAGAAGGAAGTAATCCATCAGATAACTTCTTACGCTTTGGTGCAATAGCAGTTGCTTGGCGCAATACTGCAAGCGCTGCTGGTGTTGCTTTCTTTGCTAGTTTATTCATTATTTTCTTTCAAGTAAGAGTGAGTAGATTTCGTCAACCCGTCTTTCCACTCTGTTTAAACGGTCAGCAACCGAACTGCCCCCATTTGGTTTAAGTTCACTTAAATAATGTTTTACTAAGAACCTAATACCAGCGGTTAAACCAGCGATAATGGTCATAATAGATACGGCTAGTGCAGCCCAGTTTGCAGGAGTCATTTGATTTTCTTTTTCCTTTTATACGACAGTTCTCGCAACGACTTGGACAATACCGCCAAAGCCTGAGAAGTTACGGTTAGGTGGAGTTGAGCGAATAAAAGTTATCTGCTCTATCACCGCTTCAATAGGCTCTCCGCCTGCGGTGAAATCTTGGATGATAACGGTTTCGCCAACGCCTTCAACCGTTTCTAACGCACTTAGTCGCGTTCTTGCATAGCCTTCGTAACCCAATAGGTTACCAAGTTTATCGGTTTCTCTATCAAAACAGAATAAAGGAATTTGAATAACGCGAGCGCGAGTAGGAGTAGGAAGCGCTTTAGCAGAATAGCCATAAATAACAGCGCCAGTAGTGGCATCAGAAGTGTTGCGATAAAGGGTGAAACGGAAAGAAGCATCCGGCGAAACATCCGGGAATACAACCGCAAGGTCATAGTCGTATTGTTCTGTTGTGCCTTGTGCAACAGTAGTGAGCGCATCAGCAGCAGTTTCTGTAACTCTTGCAATTTGGATGTCCCCTTGTAAAGTATCAGGTGTACGCAAACGAAGTCGCTTCCACGCTTTGTTTTCCAATGTATCAAAACGAATTAGTCCAGTAGTAAATGTTCCTGACTCAACAAGTTCAGTTGCATGTTCAACCCAAAGACCTGAACCTTCAACAGTAAATGCTTTGCGACCATTATTAAATGTTGCAATAGAGTGGATGTGTCCAGTTACGCTAGTTGCAACCAAGTCTGTTGCGTAGGCATAACCGTTGTTAGCCAATGGCGCACCAAGATTGATACGATACAAACCTGACTGTCCACCGATACCTGCGTTTACACCAGCCCAAACAAATGAGTTGCGAGCAGTAAATGCATAAACACTACCAGTTGCTTCAAATACAAGTGGACCATAAGTAACATTGCCATCAGCATCAACAACAGCAACACGAACACCACGGCTTGTTCCAAGCAATACATAGGAACCAAGATAGCCATACATCTGAGTTAACTGTTCGCTCTTTGGTAGGAGAATTACACGAACCATAGTTGATAAAGCACCTGTGCTATCTACTGTAATCTTAAATGCAGAGCCTTCATCACCTGAAAAACCACCAACATAGATAGCATTAGATGACTCAGTTACAGCAGTAAAAGTAAAACCCGAAGGCAATGTTGTTGAACCATTGATAGCAGTTAAAGTGCTAAAGTTAATTGATGAACCAGTATTTTTGGTAATTGAATAAGCCTGAGTTGCACCATTAGTATCAGAGTATGCAATAATAAAACGGCTTTTAACATAGTTAATTGCAACTTTACCAGCAGCAGCATTAACTGAGTTAATAGCATAATCTTGATGCAGCGCTGGGCTAGTATCATCAAAAGAATAACGGAAAATTTTTGTAGGTGTAACAACCATAAGGTCATTACCACCCATACAAGCAGCCAAAATGTTTTCAGTAATTGCTGTGTTATTAGCAATAGTTGTTTCAGTACCTGTTGTAGAAATTCTTAAAATACGAACAGTATCTGATGATGACTCATTAACTTGAATAAGAAAGTCTGAACCGTTAATGGTTGTAGAAAAAACAAATGACTTAGCAGTTGTTGACTCTTGAAGGACAGTTCTTTTTAGAAGTTTAATTTGTCCAGTAGTCCAAGGGTCAACACCTTCACCAGTCTTGTAACGGAACTTAGTTTGGTCAGGGTCGCCTTCAAGTGGTTCCTGATAGTTAATGCCTTGACCTAGGTGTAAGGATGATTGTGACCTAATCCAGTAACCTGAACCAGCAAGTGACTGCTCACCGGGGTCACGCTCTTGGTCAACGCGCTGAGTACGAAACTCTGCGGTTTGTCGGCGGTAAGGTGTAGAGTCAGTTACGCCAAGAATAAAAGGCAAGCCAGCAATAGCCACATCAAAAGCATTACCTGTGATTTCATAGTATTGAGATACGGAACCCGACAGGTCAATCTGTGGGCGTTCGGTAATGTGGGGCGCACGGCTTGTTATTGCCATTTAAACACTTCCTTTACTGTTAGTTGCTGTAATTGTTTAAACAGGAAGTTATTATGCAGCAGGTCCTGTAATTTCAATCCATTGTTGATTTGGCTCAAACCAAGAATAAACTTTTCCATCTGATGGGTATGCAATAGGTGGTTCCCAACCGCAAATTTCTTCGTTTAATACCCAAGATTGAAACGGTTTTGGTGGAATAAAAGCATCCC